AGCTGTCCCCCTATTACTAGATAAGTTTTTGATTCGTTCTGCTTCGGCTTCACCTTTTTTCGCTATCCAATCTTTTAAAAATGTTTGATCTTTGGTTTTGCCCAATATAGTAGTTACACTAGGAAGTCTAGCACCATTTACATCATAGAGCCGTGATCCTTGTTCCTCGATCCGTGATGCATCGACATAGGTGTATTTCGCATTGTGCTTGATAGCCTTACCAATGTTGTGGTATTCTTCTATGTCTTTATCACTCATCATAATTTTAAAAATAATTTACGTTTATATTAAATCTACACTTTTGATTTGTGCAAGTAGTGCTGTTATGACCCAAACTAGCATCAAAGAATAATGCTTGATTTTCAATACTTTCCACAAAATTACCACCAACTTCAGTACCACCATCACATGTATTTAATGAAAGTATCATGGCTTTGTGAGAATAATCATAGTCACGATGTGGTGCATGATGAAATAGTTTTGTCGTTCTCGGATAACAGTTTACCTTGATTCTAATTAAACTTTTACATTCGATAAGTTCTAGCATGGGCACAAATAAATCAAACAGATTACTGCCTGGTAAATTTTTATCATAAACATTGTGGGTAAAGTAATAATTATCTATGTTATATCCCTCTCTATCTTCTGCAACATGTGAGTTAAAATAAAAAGGTACAACATGATCACTCATTATCTTTTTTTGCATGTCTTTAAAATAATCTTTTGGTAAAAAATTTTTGACTGTTTTCATTTTATATTTTTTATAACAAAATAAATTATCGTTAAACCTATGATTAAACAAACCATACTATATCCAAACATACCTAATCCAAAACCAAACGTCATTCTTTTTTCAAACCACCTTTCTTAATTTGATTCAATGGCGCAGAGTCATGCACATTACCTGATACAGATATTCTCACACAATCAGAATGAAATGGCATTACCCAGTGTTTTAACCATGCAGGAAAGATAAACATATCTCCGTCTTTTGGAAAGTATGATTGATAAGTTACACAGTTTCTAGGTCCATCACCATACATAAACTGTATTCCTCCAGGTCCACAGCTTTTACCTTTGTATGCTTCGTTTTCTTTCGCCAATGGTTCTGGCATTGATAAATATATTACAAACGATAATTTACCATCATGGTCATGTGGTGGATTAAATTCATATTGACGTTGGAAGTTAGCCCATAACGCAGTCAATACATATTCTGGTTTACTATCATATCGTTTGTTTTGAAACCTTTGAAACGCTTCATCGTATACACCTAGATATGGTGATAAGTGTGGTATAATCTTATGTCTTTGTTCTTCACTATACCCACGTTCGTTTGCAATTTGTCCTGCTAGTCTGTGTTGAAAGTCTAACTCTGTCTTTTTAGCTTCTTCCAACAAAATGTTTTTAAAATCATCTAATATTTTTAATTTAATAACGCATGGTCCCCAGTTATAAGTGTGCACTGATATTTTTGTATTTTTATCTGTCATAGTTTCTTTTTTAACTCCTTTAAATATTCCTCTTCTTCTTTACGATTATGTTCTCTTACAATCGCAGCTTGTTTTCTAAAAGCCCACGCACTTAACGTACCGGACCAACCCATCACCCATAAATAAAATTTTAACATCATACCATGTCCCTTTTATCGTAATACTGTAAAACTTTTTTAGCTTGTTTAATTTTATTCTTTTCACGCATGTAAGGTAATAAACGTCTTATAACCTTTTCAGCTTGTCTATGAGTTAACTGCCAACGTAATTGTTTTTTGTATCTTTTCTTTCTAGGTTTGATTGGAATCACATGACCTATATTAAAATAACCAAACACATCTTTAATTATTTTAAAATCAGTATTTGTAGCTTCCATTCTAATTGTAGTGCAAGGATAACGTCTTTTCATTGTTGGGTTATATTTCATAATTTTAGAGAACGTTATACAACCCTCACCATCAAAAAAACCTGCTATGTATCTTATGTCTATTTTCTTTTCCATCTTTTATAATCTTTCAAGTTTATTATCTTATCATCTAAATCATCGTTTGCATAGTGTTCTAAAATTTTTTGAACCTTTGGTAATTTTACATGAACAAAAGGCCATATTAACTTACAAACATAGTATGCATCTCTATATCCACATCTCCATCTGTATTGCATCTTACGACCTAACTGTCCTTTACCAGGTGGTTTTTTAGCAAACGTTCCAACACCCAAAGTTTCGTGTATCCAATGTATAATTGATCTTTCAGTCATACTTATTTCCATACGCACTTCCCATGTTGGATAAGCTTTTTCTACTGGTTTTCTTCTTTTCATTACTTGTTTGTGGTAAATATTTCCTTCACCATCAAAAAGTCCTGCAATGTATGCAGCATCTACTTCACTAATCATATCAACCCCCATGCTTTCCGTGCACGTACTCGCATGGCGGCAAAGGCTCCACACCTCCACGGTTACTTACCGCTTCTTCGGTTGCCGTACAGAGGCTAGCGCTAGGCGTTACATGGACGGAGGTCCTTTTCAACTCGTTACTTTTTATAATCCATCTCACAGTTGCAGTTGCAGGATCAAACCCGTCAAACTCAAATCTAGTGCACGCTGTTAGAAGTACCATCATCAATCCAACCCATATCATCGACTTCATAAAATTCTCCTTCCGAATCACAATCCCAACATTGATGCACTTCACTTCTATCTCTAAAATCTAGTGCAGGATCACCATCAATTTTTGCAACTCTAACATATCCATTACCGTGACACGTTTCACAGATATGAACTTTGACTCTAGCTTTTTTTAATTTTGCCATTTAGTTTTCTCGCTTTCTCATTTGCTAATGATTCTATTGTCTTTGCTACAGACAATTTAGCATCGGGCAATAATATCTTTGATAACTTATCTAAAATAGCATATGTTTCTTTTGTTAGTGAAACATTTTTGTACTTTGACATATCAGTCATAATCGTTTCCTTTCATAATTTAATAGCTGTAATATAGGTGATAATATAGGATTGTCAATGAAAATTTTAATGAGTTTAATAATTTGTTCAAGTGTTGCTGGAGACTGCATGCCTCCTTTTAATTGGCCTGAAACATTTAGAACTAAATACGATTGCCTACACTTTGGGTATAACGAAGCTATTAAAAAATTAGAAGAAATAGGTCGTGAGGATATTAATAAATACGGCATGTATATTAAATTTACTTGCACACCCATCGACAGCATTTGACAATATGGCTAAATTATGTTATGGCGAGAAATCTTCTCACCATTACCTACCCTTATTTTTTCCCTCTTTAGGGTAGGTGTTTCTTTATTCCACATCCACAGTAAAATAACTGCAGGTAGAATAAAAAGACTATTTACAAATACAGCCAATAAAATTGCCACTACCATCTTTCATTAAATGTTCGTTAATAGGATAATCAATGTAAGTTGTTAACTTAATTCTAAGTATTTCACAAAGATTAAGACAATTTATTTCTTTTACCAATAACGACATATGTTCCATCATCTGCTTTGTTAATGGAACTAATTGATACATTCCATCGTTTAATATTATTAGGTCCATAAGTTTCCCTTATCATTTTATACCATAGTTTTTTATACTTTGGATCTTTTGTTTTGTTCCAAAGGTTTGCTAATTCATCTAAATTTTTTTTCTGTTCCATTAGATGTACCTAACGCTATTATTTTTTTTAAACTAGGAGCCGATATGTTTAATTGCACACCGTAAGATTTCCATTGTTGTTTCATTATATTTAATTCCAACAACAATGTTGAGTATTGTCGTTGAGATATTTCATTTGTTTTTATTGTTATAGTTTTTTCTTTCATGACTATAGGATAGTCATTTAAAAGTATTTGTCAACGGCCTTGCCGGTTGTATTTTTTATACGATCTTTTCTTTGATTTATTTAGGTTTTTTGCGTGTCTGCCTGGTCTTTTACGAGGTTTTGGACGTGGTACAAAGTGTATAAACTTTTGCCTAGCCATCGAAATATTGATCTACTTTTGATTGTAATGAGTTTTTAGATAGGTGTGGTATGTAACTTATAACACCATTTACTTTTTGTTCTAGATCAGAACCACATGTTAAACATCTAAAAAATTGTTTTGTTAATCCTACCAAAGGTGTGTACTCATCACACGTTGGGCAAATACCATTAACTATTTCTGCTGTTATTTTGAAATTTTTTCCTGTCATAAATTTTTTTAGATAGTACCACACGCTGATGGTAGCGTCTATCTTTTAATTTTTTTGCAACCTTATTTGAGGTGGATTTTTTTGATTGACTTTTCACCTAAATATATTTCTGTTTCTGCCTCACCTTTCCAACATTTATAAGACACGTTAGGATTGTAATCTCTTTCTGCAACACGTCTAGCACGAAGGCACGAAGCCATGCTTTCTTGAATACGGTGTTCTTTAATCTCTCCATTTATAAACATCAATAATCCCACTACAGACTCTATCACTGTGAACTACCATTCTTATAGTGCATATCTCTTGCTTTGTCTTTTAATTGTTCAATATCATTTAAAACTTTGTCCATCTGTCCTCTTAAAAATTCTATATTGACTTTGTTTAACGCCATGTTTTCTATATGCTTGTTTAACTTGTCCGTGGTCTTGTATAAATCCTCTATCATCATAAATTGTTCACTATCTGCAGGAAGTGATCCAAGTTGGCCCCGTGGCCATTTAATTCTAAATTCTGTATTCTCTTCAAGATCTTTCTCCATTATCTGTATACGAGTGTCTGCAACATTTAAACGTTCTATAATCTGAAAATAACCCATAGTGCCGAGTGCTACGATAATTATTAACGAGGCAACCGTCTTCATAGGCATTTGCACGGCAGCTTCTTCAGATATATTTAATGGTTTCTTACTCATCTTTTGGTTTTGGTAATGGTAGTATATACTCTTTTGGCGGCATTTTCAATGTGCTGTTATTATTGTCTAAAGTTTTAGAATCTGGATTTTCTTTAATATAATCTTCTTTTAATTCATCCCAAAGACTGCCTGTAGGCATGCTTTCTACCTCATCTACTTGTGGCACAACACCCCTACATTTTGACACTAACAATGCAAAGTTTTCATTTAATGCAAGACTTGGATTTCTATTAACTTTGTTACACATTTTCATTAATTCTAATTGTTGTTTTATGGCTGCATTTTCTTTTGATGTTTTACAGTCTGTGCCTAAATATTTTCTAAATGTTAATCTTAATTCTTGAGAGTTACTTTCATTCCAACTATTATCATAATTATCATAATCGTAATCACGATTAGATACAGACACATCTACCTCACCACATCTAGTATTACCATCGTTAAGATATTCGTTTCTAGGATAAGCAGGATCTGCAAAAAATGCTAACATGATTAACATTAAGATAAGTATCACTGTAAATCTGTAATTCATCCTGGCAATCTCCATAATTCATCCTAATAGTTAATCTCTCTGTTTAAATCTTTAATATCATATTCCATCTGTCTAACTTTATCAGCTAAAACTTCATATAAGTTTTCAGCCATCTCCCACGTGCCTTCAGCTCTTTCTAATTTTGCAATAACAGTGTTAACACCATCTGTTAAAACTTTCATATCTCTTTGTATATTTACTAAATCTACTGTTTGAATTTTTTCTATTTCTGCTTTGTTAGCATTAATTGTATCTGTTAAATTAACAACATACTTAACACCTGTAAAAGTTCCGACCAAGACCGAAGCCACGACCGGAACCATTACTATATTTTTTTTTAACAAATCTGCTAAATTCATTTATCCCCAAATAAACCAAGTTTTAAACTTTCTCCAAAGTTTTTTTATTTTATCAATCATTTTTCTTTTCCTCTATTTCATAGAAGAACTTGTCGGTGTCTTCTGTCCGCCATGCTCTACTATCTTCAACGTTCCATTCATTCGTTTGCACTTTCCAATCAGGAATATCATCTTTCACCGTGAAAGAAGGTATGTCCCATATACATCGATTGTTTGGTTGTGCTGCAAAATTGCCATCGTCTAAAGCAATTATGTGAGCGCACTTGTGTTCGTGCGGTATCTCTGAATGATCAGTGTCAAGTATATTACTTTCAGGATGTGCAAAGTCAACAGTAAATAAATATTTTCCTGCGTGCCATTTTTTATCTTTTCCTATATACTTACCGGCTTGTCCAGCTAGTATGTCGAAAGAATGAACAGAAGGATAATAACTAAAACAATTCCAGAGCTGTAGTTCATCAAGTCGTCTTGCGGGCACTCTGGATGGGTCAAATCCCTTTTGAATAAACGCGCTAATTGGTAAGCGATAAAATATTGCACCGTTTTCCATAATAGCATGCCATAGTATGCTCCGACCTGTAATAGCGCTAAGACCAAAGATAATGCAGTCTTCAACTTCTCCGTGATGTTTTTGTAAATCATATAAATACTCCCTTTTTATTTGTGCATAAGTTGGTGGTATGTTCGCATTTAAATAAGCCATAATATATTTTCATTTTAAAACATATCATCCACTTTATCAGATATGTCTCCCCAATTGTCTCCAACTTCATAATCTACCTTATTTGGCACCTGAAGTTCAACACAATTTTCCATAATCTCTTTTATTTTTTTTGCTTGGTCATCAGACTCAATAGAAATATCTAACTCATCATGTAGTTGTATCATTGGAAGAATTCCCTCTGCTCGTAAATCAATCATAGTTTTCTTTGTCATATCTGCCGCACTACCCTGAATTAATTTATTAAGAGCTTTATATGTAAATGCTCTTCTAATTCCTGGTCCATATTCTCTGAGTGCCTCTTCATGTTTTAATGGCTTGTGCACACCAAATTGATTTGGTTCCCATAAATTAAATCGACATCTACGTCCAAGAAGAGTTCTAATTTTCCCTGAGTCTTGCGCTCTACTCATGACTTGTTGTATTAATTGTTTTACAAAAGGCACTCGGTTATGATATTGTTTTAAAACTCTGCCGGCATGGTCTTCTCCATAACCTAATTGCGCTGTAAGTTTAGCCTTACCCATTCCATAAAATAATCCAAGATTAATAGTCTTTGCTTCTGATCTCTCTATGTTAGCAATATCAGCTACAACTTGATGAAAGTCTGCTTCTCCAGATTTATATTTTTCTTCAATACTAGCCACTCCTAGCACTCCAGGGGTCATTAAAGCAAAATGCACTACCAACCTAGGTTCTTGTTGAGAATAGTCAAAACAACCCCATCTATGGCCCTTCTCAGGCACAAATATAGACCTAACTCCCATACCTATATCTGTGTAATTAGGTATTTGTTGTAGGTTTGGATTAGAGTAAGATAATCTGCCTGTCACGGTCCCACCAAAGTCACCCTTTAATTGATGAATATCAGCATGTATCCTACCGTTGTATACAAAGTTTTTAATAGAATCTAAAAAAGTATTTTTTAATTTATCTGCCTCTCTTGCACTATTAATCGCTCGTAGCACAGGATCTTTGTGATTCTTTAAATAATTTTTAGTAAAAGATGGTTTACCAGTTTTTGCTGTTCTATCAAAGTCGGTTATGTTTCTTGCCTGACAAACTTTTTCAATGCTCGCTGCAGCCCATATTTCTGGGTATAAACCAGAATCCTCTTTGATTCTTTTCATGTATTTGTCGTAATTTTTTTGTAATGTTTGTTCAACTCTAGTTAGTTGATCTTCATCTATTCTTACACCTTTTAATTTCATTTCTAATAAGCATGGAAAAAGATCTTGTTCTAACTTAACTATTGCATCTAAATCTTGAATATTAATTTCTTTTTTAAATTCTTGCCAAAGAGATAAAGTAATTTCTGCATCTCGCTCTGCATACTCACCTACATACATGGCAGGTAGTTTATACATTTCAGATTTAGGATCTACGCCCCACTCTTTTGCAGCTTCTTGTAATGCATTTTCATTTTTACCCATGCCAACATAATCATTAGCGACAGAGTTAAGATCATATCTAAATCTATTTTCATCCACTAAAGATGCAACTATCATTGTATCAACGACTGTTCCGTGGACCGTGAGCCCTAGTCTGTGAATCCAACACACATCGTATATAGCATTGTGAAATATTTTAAGTGTATCCGTTTTTAAAACATCTGCAAACCAATCAAGAACTTGTTTTCTATTCATGTTAGGACCTGCTTCATGAGCTATCGGATAATATCCTGCCCAATCTTTTACCGCTATAGCTATACCAACTACATCACCTATTCCTCTTGTTGATGCTGAGCCTTTAGTTTTTAAATCTGGATCTTTTGTTTCTAAGTCAATTGATATTTCATCATACTTAGATAAATCAGGAAAATGATCAGGTTGAACCCATTCACTCTGAACTTTACCAAACAAAGTTTTTTGCATTATTTATAATCCCTCTCTATAATCATCTCTATAAAATGTATTGCTTTCAGTAAGTCTTCTTTTCCATTTTTATCTTGATGTCTTATTATGTATTTAATAGCACAACCCTCAGGATATAGCAACTTGTTCTCGACTACAAACTTACTAGGTTGTATGACATATTGTTGATAGTGAGATCCCCCATGCTGTTTATCCCACACTCCTTTTTTATTCTTGTAAGAACTCATGTGTTAGTAGAGGAAATCTATTTTTAATTTTCATGTCGTGTTCGTAAATTATTAAGTGCTCTCTTGGTCTTGATGTTCCAACGTATGCAACTCTAGTTTCCTCATCCTCCTTTCTTCTATCTCCACTGTTATATGATTTAATTGAATTAGGACCCCAATTGGAATCCACAACTACTATATCTGCCTCCATGCCTTTGACAGAGTGAATAGCAGCCACTTTTATATTACTTTCTAACTCTTGATCCTGTTCCCAACAATCTCTTAAATATAAATTAAAATGTTCGTTGTCTCGAAACAAAGTGCTGTTAGTAGTAAATTTTAATACTTCATGCCATTGTAAATCTTTATTACCTTTAAAATAATATTTGTTTTGTAAATCTTCTAAACTTAAATAAAGATCAGGATCTTGTAACTCAGGTGGTTGTGTATCACCATTTTCTAAAGCTCCTTTTTTACCATACACTATCATCCCTGGTAAAGATTTCTTAACCATATCAACATATAGTGAAGCCTTAATTTGACCACCTTTTCTTAATGTATCCCAAGCTTGTATTAATATTTTTCTTTTTTCTTCATCAAATAAACTTTTAAAAGTTGTGCCTTTGTCAGAACCAAAACTTTTTTGTTTAAAAATAATCCCCCTGTCTATCAAATATCTTTTAAAGTTAAGTGCAAGATTATTTGTTCTCGCACACATTATCATATCAGTTTTGGAATTAACGTTACCATTTAATGCTTTCAAAGTATCTATGAATCTAAAACTGCCTTTTTTAGATGGGTCACATTCAAACTCTGTGCCAAGTCTTTTTTGAATCTGGCTTTGTATTTTCATAACAACATTGTAAACAGCTGGAGGGAGTCTGTGAGTTTTTGGTAAAGAGCGTTTACATTCTTTTTTACATGGCCACTTTTGAAATATTCTTGTATCAGATCCTTTCCAACCATAGATAGATTGATCATCATCTCCTACTAAAACAAGTTCTTCTGTATTTTTTGCAATCTTAGATATGACTTGCCATTCTAATTTAGATAAATCTTGAGACTCATCTACTAACACTAACTTATATGGTTTAAATTCTATATTCTTAACCAAAGCTTTTTCTAACATATCGTCAAAGTCAATCATACGATAGTGATCTTTAAAATTTTTAAAGTTGTGGTAAACATAACTTATCTCTGGTCTTTTAAATCTTACTCGTAAATAGTCTGGGTCTTCATCATAAAAATGATAAATTCTTTTTAACGGATCTTTTATTATTTTGTAACTGTCACCTACTTTTACAGCTTTTTCAAAACCCAAAGAGTGTTTTGATAAACCAATAAGATTCATAATTGCACCAAATTTTAAATCATGTTCTTCACTCCAACCAGCTGCAATTAAATCTGAGCCATCATAATTAGCGTCTGCTAGTTTTGGCCAATTATCTGGATCAGTTTTAATTTGTTTTTTAAACATTGTTTTTGCACTTTCATTGAAAATTTCATACCCAGGTAAATGATCTCTACAAAATTTATGAATAGTTTTTATAGATTCTGCTTGTTTCTCAGTAAAAAACAAAGATAATGTTTTGTCATTTTGTGCACGATCTTTTAAATTTTCTACCGTAGCTTTAGCAAAACCAATCATTAAAGCTTGATCAAAATGCAAACCACCCTCAAAATATTTTTTTAACATTTTTAATATTTCAGTAGTTTTACCACATCCAGGTCCACCTAAAATTTTATATCTTTTCCTGTAAAATCTATCGATCTTAGTAGTCATGTGTCTTATCACTGTTTGTTTTAAAATTTAATGTGTCTTGTTCTACCTCTGGTTCTCTATCAAAAACACTTTCGTCTACAACGTAGACCCATTTTTTTACACCTTCTTTAATATGAAATTTTTCTCGACTAATACCTTTTAGTCTTTGTATCATTTGATGTGTGTCATCACTTGAAACTTTCCATTCTTCTAATTGTAAATGTTTAAAAAATCCATTAAACATAAATCTTCTTTTACCATGACCATCAGCAAATGGCCTGCCCATTAAAATTTGTTTCCTATCTTTTGTAACTCTAAGATTAAAACAAAAATCTTCTAAATAAGATTTTAATTTAAAATCAGGTAAGCTTTCCTCTGGCGCATCGATTGGCGTAGCTTTTTGTTGCAATGTTCTAATTTGCATGTCCCAATTTTTTATTTTAGGAGGAGTCTTACCACTTTGTTCTGTTGCTGCCTCTCTTGCTAAATCTTGTTTTACTAATTCTTTTGAAGATAATTTTACTTCATCACCATTAAAACCTAAATACCATATCTTTGGACTAGAAGTTACGAAAGACAAAGGACCCAAAACTAATTCGTTATCTATACCACCACCTATACCTAATTTTCTTTTTACACATTCCTCTCTGTTGCAATAAGTTTTTAACCAATCTTGATCGCACCTATATTTATAATCTCTTTTTTCTCTAGAACCAATTACATTACTAACTTCACTAAAACTCATACCCTTACCAAGTGGTTCAAAAAATTTTTTATTGTACTCTAGTGTTTTATCTTTCCATTCATCTGGATATCTTGATCTTATGTACTTAGTCATATCTAGTAAAACTTCGTTTCGTTGACTTTTTGGTACACCAAATTTAGCCAGAGCTTGCATACATGGAGGCCCATCTTGAAACCAATCTCCTGAGTCACCTTCGTCTATGTTTGATTTTAATTTTTTTAGTTGTGCGGGAGTTACTTTATTTCTTTCGTAGTGTTCAAAGAACTCTTCGAGAGTGGCAGGACTGCCATCCTCCTTTATCATGTACCGTTGAGTATCTTTTGCGTTGTGATAAGGTAAATTAATCCAACTACCTGCAGACCCTTTTTCTATATTTAAATATTTTTGAACAGGAAAAATTTTATCTGGTTTACAATCACCAAAAATATTTTTTATTGTATGTAATTTTTCGCGTAATAATAATGCTGGTACAGGTTCTGTCAAGAATATGTATATGTGAATTCCACCACTTTTAGACTTGAAAGGAATGAAAGGAACATTTATACTTTTTATCTTTTTAAATAATTCTTTTACATCAGGTTTATATTCATCTAAATCTATTGCACCCCATTTGCATGTGCTATCACTTTTTATTGGACACAGTCCTAAACTGTCTGCAAGAACAGTTTTATTTTTTGTCTTGACTTCAAATTTTTTACCTTCAAGGTGTGCTTTCCACATATCATCCGTATGTGCATACGAAGAAGTAAAAGACACGCCAGATTTTTTACCTTCACCGTTACTTGTATCTAGTTGATGATAACCAAACCTTTCCTCTAATCCATCAAAGATGTTTTTAAACTTCTCTATCATATAATATAAGTGGGCGTTTCCACGCTAGCTTCGACGCCCACTACCTAGGATTCTAGTATGGTTGCTTAGATTCGTTCTCTTCCGAACCGTGTTTAGCTTGGATCTCACCCTTACCTACACTCGCTGCAAAGTTTTTAGCCATGTCGTAAGTATTTTTATCTTCGACAGGACCTGCTTTACTTACATCCCAACCAAACCATGTTCCTTTGTCGTTAGACATCTGAACGGTTGATAGTTTATAAATGTGGCTGTATGTAGGCGGAGTAAACAATCCGTTTTTACCCTGCATTTTTATACCCATCATCATTGAGTTCCACTTTCTACTAACTTTTAGTTGAGTAGATTTCATAGAAATCAAAGCTGTTGTTGGGTTATCGCCGAGCACCAATACAAAATGATTAGCAGTGTTATCAAGATAATTACCATTTGGTAACCTATCTTTATAGTCTTTACCTCTAGTGGTTTGACTAACGATATCACTATCTGGTTCATGAATTGCAACAGGTGCACCACTACTAGTGCCTCTGTCTTGCCATTCTATATACTGCCTTTTATAATGACATGGCACAACATTTATTGTGTCATACAACTCATTTGTAACAGTGTTGATTATTTTGCCAGGTTCTGCGCCCTCGACATATTTACCATCTCTTTTGTTTACCTCCGGAGATAGTTGTCCCAAAATTTTTAAGAAAGGTAACGCAAGATCTTCCTGCGATATATTTTGAGCACCTTGTTGTGCATCAGCTTCAAATAAATTTGTTGCCAATGCTCCTTCTTTTTTTGTTGCTACTTGGTTCATGTTACTTGTTCCTT